CCCGGCACTGCGCTCGTCAATCATGGGTATTGACCGTTATGTATCGAGCGACTTCCGTGATGCACGTACCGTACAATCGGGTCTAATTGGGTCTGTTTATGGTATTGATGTCTATGTGTCCTCGAACTGCCCGACCATTGAATCGGCAGCAGAGAACACTGCCGCAGGTAACAGCGTGGCTATCCGTGGTGCTCTCCTGTTCCACAAGGAAGCACTTGTCATTGCAGAGCAGATGGCTGTCCGTTCGCAGACGCAGTACAAGCAGGAATACCTGTCCACCCTGTTCACTGCTGACACGCTTTATGGCGTACAAGTCTATCGCCCCGAAGCAGGTTTTGTTCTTGCAGTCAGCGACCTGTAAGTAAAACCAACTAAGTAGGCAGGGAGAAACTCTACACCAAGAGAAGTACCCCTGCCTTCTTTTTATCACTAAGGGCAGTACCAATGACACCTGAAGACAGACTCTCCAGGATTGAAAACAAGCTAGATAAGCTAACCGAAGCAATTCTGACAATTGCCAGAGTTGAAGAAAAGGTTCTTGCTTCCAATGAAAGAATACAAAAGATTGAAGATAGGGTTGAAAAGCAAGAGCAGTCCATTGGGGAGCTGATCTCTAAGGTGGCTGTAAATACAAAGCAAGTATCATTCTTTGAAAGAGCGCTCTGGTTTTGTTTGGCTACGCTGGCAAGTTTTGCCACTTATTACATTAAGGTAAGCAACTAATGTCAAATTATACCAAGGCTACTAATTTCACAGCCAAAGACTCCCTTCCTTCCGGCGACTCTCAGAAGATTGTTCGTGGTGCTGAATTCGATACTGAATTTAATGCCATTGAAACAGCAGTCAACTCTAAGGTGGATAAGTCAGGCGACACGTCCACTTTTGTCAACCTTGCAGTTAATGTTACTGGCACTCTTCCCGTAGCCAATGGTGGTACTAGTTTCGCTAGCTACACCATAGGTGATATTCTTTATGCTTCTGGAGCAACTGCTCTGTCCAAGTTGGCAGGTGTTGCTACAGGCAACTCTATCATCTCTGGAGGCGTAGGCACTGCCCCCTCTTGGGGTAAGATCGGTCTCACCACACACGTCTCAGGCACCCTACCAATCGCCAATGGTGGCACGGGGACTACCTCGACTACCTTCTGTAATCTCACTGCCAATGTAACTGGAACCCTCCCTATCGCTAATGGCGGTACCGGCAGCACCTCAACAACCTATTGCAGTCTTACGGCTAACGTAACTGGTACCCTGCCAGCAGCCAATGGAGGCACTGGTGTTGCCAGTTATGCCATTGGTGACATTCTCTACGCCTCTGGCTCTACTGCCCTTAGTGCTCTTGGTGCAGCAGCCACTGGCAACTCACTCATCTCAGGCGGTGCAGGAGTAGCACCTTCTTGGGGTAAAATTGGTCTTACTACGCACGTGTCCGGTACGTTGCCCATTGCTAATGGCGGTACGGGTACGACGGCTACTACCTATTGCAGCCTCGCCAGTAACGTCACTGGAACCCTTCCTGCTGCCAATGGCGGCACCGGGCTTGCTAGCTATGCTGTGGGTGACCTGCTGTACGCATCAGGCTCTACAGCTATCAGTGCTCTTGCTGACGTAGCTACTGGAAGTGCTCTTATCTCGGGTGGCATTGGTGTTGCTCCTTCGTGGGGTAAAGTAGGTCTCACTACGCATGTCAGTGGCACTCTTCCCATTGCCAACGGTGGAACTGGAAGCACGTCTACCACCTATTGCAGTCTTACCACCAATGTCACTGGGACACTCCCCATTGCCAATGGAGGCACTGGATCTACTTCCACCACGTATTGCAGCCTGACGGCTAATGTCACAGGAACCCTTCCGGCAGCTAACGGTGGCACTGGCAACGCCAGCTACACCATTGGTGATCTCCTGTACGCCTCTGGCTCCACTACCCTCTCCAAGTTGGCTGATGTAGCCACTGGAAATACCCTTATCTCCGGTGGGGTAGGGGTAGCACCCTCTTGGGGCAAAGTAGGTCTTGCTACTCATGTATCCGGAACTCTGCCTGTAGCCAACGGTGGTACGGGTCAGACCTCCTACACCAATGGTCAGCTCCTCATTGGTAACACCACGGGTAACACTTTGACCAAAGGAACGCTTACTGCGGGTTCTGGTATTAACATCATCAACGGTGGTGGCACGATCACCATTGAAGCAGTTACGGGTGGTGTTGGTACTGTCACCAGTGTAGCAGTCTCAGGTGGCACCACGGGCATCACTGTCTCAGGTAGCCCTGTGACCACCAGTGGCACGATTACCTTGGCAGGAACCCTTGTGGCTGCTAATGGTGGTACTGGACAAAGCAGCTACGCTGTAGGTGACATTCTCTATGCTTCCACCACTAGTGCTCTTTCCAAACTTGCAGATGTTGCTACGGGCAATACCCTTCTCTCCGGAGGCGTTGATACTGCACCATCGTGGGGTAAGGTTGGCTTGACCACTCACGTATCAGGAACCCTTCCGATTGCAAATGGTGGTACAGGTTCTACCTCAACCACCTATTGCAGTTTGACCTCGAATGTCACTGGTACGCTACCTATTGCCAATGGTGGAACAGGTCTCACCAGCTACACGATTGGTGATCTTGTTTACGCATCAGGAGCCACCACTCTTTCTAAGCTGGCTGATGTTGCCACGGGCAACTCCCTTATCTCTGGTGGTGTTGGTGTGGCTCCTTCCTGGGGCAAGATTGGTCTAACGACTCATGTCTCTGGAACCCTACCGGCAGCGAATGGTGGTACGGGGATTGCCAGTTACACGATTGGTGACTTGGTTTATGCCTCTGGTGCAACCACCCTTGCACAATTGGCAGCCCCTGCAACAGGCAATGCTCTTATTGGTAACGGTGTAGGTGCTGCACCTTCATGGGGTAAAATCAATCTCACCACCACCGTATCCAATGTTCTCCCTGTGGGCAATGGCGGTACTGGTCTTAGCAGTTACTCCACAGGTGACATCCTTTTGGCAACTGGAGCAAGCACCATTGGTGTTCTTGCTGATGTTGCTACTGGTAGTGCCATTATCTCTGGTGGTGTAGGAGCGAATCCCCAGTGGGGCAAGATTGGAATGTCTACTCACGTAGAAGGCGTTCTTCCTGTAGCCAATGGTGGTACTGGCACCTCCAGTTCTACCTTCGTTAATCTTGCAACGAATGTGACTGGAACTCTTGCTACCAACAACGGGGGTACGGGTAACAGTTCTTACACTGTTGGTGATCTTCTGTATGCTTCAGGGTCCACTACCCTTTCTAAACTAGCTGACGTTGCTACAGGGAATAGTTTGATCTCTGGAGGTGTTGGAGTAGCACCCTCATGGGGCAAGGTGGGGCTTACCACCCATGTCTCAGGTACCCTTCCAGTAGCCAATGGTGGTACTGGTGTAACGACTTCAACAGGCTCTGGCTCTGTTGTTCTCAACACCAACCCAACCATTGATGGTGCAACCTTCACGGGTAATGCTCAAACTACCCCTGTAGCTGTCACCTTCAGTGCTACTGCAATGACGCTGAACTGTGCTGACTCCAACGTGTTTACCACCACCTTCACTGCAAACGTAACCACGGCACCCACTATCTCTAACCCTCAAGATGGTCAAACCATTAACTGGTTTATCACTCAAGATGCTACGGGGAGTAGGACAATTGGAGGTAACTGGCCCACTGGATTCAAGTGGCCCGGTGGTACGGTAGGTGTTTTAAGCACGGCTGCTAATTCTGTGGATCTTGTTGTAGCTACGTATAGATCTGCTACTGGTTTCTGGTATGCAACTATTGCAAAGGACTTCAAGTAATGAGTTTTGCCTCTAGAACCCTTGGTTACCTTGGTTTCACTCCAGTAACCAATGATTTTACTTCAGGCTCTGGAACAGTAACCATCCCCACCGGTGCTACCACGATGGTCGTTGAGATCTGGGGTGGTGGTGCTGGAGGTGGAGATGATGATGGCTCTGTTGGTGGTGGTGGCGGTGCTTCAGGATCATACGTTAAAAGT